GTACAACCTGGAGTCAAGGTCTTTGGGGTGAGCAAGATAGTAATATCATAACTTTAACTGGTGTATCGACTAGTACATCAATAGGATCAGCATCTGCTTTTTCAGCGCAAGGTTGGGGAAGAGATGAATGGGGAGAAGAACCTTGGGGAGAAAGTTTTGATCCCGTAATTTCACCAACAGGTTTTGGTCTTACAGTTTCACTCGGCACAACAGAAGAATCTAATCAAACAGGTTGGGGAAGATTATCTTGGAACACTGCTGATTGGGGTGAAGGCAGAGATGAACTTGTAACTTCAACAGGCGTACAAGCAGATACCACTTTAGGAACAGTCATTCAAGGTATAGGTGTTCCTTTAGAAATGATTCCAGACCCACCAACAGGGAATCAATTTCTTAAAATAATGAGAGGTCAAGTTGGTGAGATTACGATAGGTATAGGTCAAGTATTAGATGGACAACAATCAGAATTTGCAACACCGACTTTATCTTATTCAGGAACTTTAGTTGGTTGGGGTAGAGATGAGTGGAATGATTTAAGTTGGGGTGAATCTCCTAATCAAGTAATTCCTTTAGTTGGAAGAGACGCAACAGCGAGTGTAGGATCAATATCACCTGCAGATGTAGTTGGTTTATCTGGTCAAGAAGCCACAACAAGTGTTGGCAGTGTTAGTTTTGTAATTAGTCCTACTGTTGCTGTTTCTGGACAATCCTCTACAATAAGTCAAGGAACTATAGGATTAGAGTTTGGTCCAGCTTCTATTTCAGGAGTAGCTTCAACTTCTTCTGTAGGCAGTTTAGGTTTAGAGTTTGGCCCTGCAGAAATTACAGGACTATCATCTACAACAAGTGTTGGAACTCTTGAGATTGGCTCTGTTGAACTAATAAATATTACTGGCGTTTCTTCAACGTCTTCAGTAGGCTCTTTAACCACTGAAATAGGTGTTCCTTTAACAGGTATAGCGGCAACGTCAGCAGCAGGTTCTTTGTCCACAATAACTGATTTTACACAAGGTTTAAGTTTAGATGCAGCTACAGCGTCAATTGGAACAGTTAATATCTTTGCGTATGGAGATATTGACACTGGCTCAAATGCAAGCTATAGTAATATTTCAACAGGTTCAAACGGAACTTATTCAGATGTTGCAACTGGAACAAATAACAGCTATAATGATGTAGCAGCATAGGAGATAAAAATTATGGCATCAACATACACACCTTTAGGTATAGAACTTCAGGCAACTGGTGAAAACGCCGGTACATGGGGCACAAAAACAAATACTAATTTAGAAATTTTCGAACAAATCTCAGGCGGATTTACACAACAATCAATCGCTGGTAGTGCACAAACTACAACTTTATCAGTTTCTGATGGTGCTACTGGTGCTGTGATGTCTCACAGAATGATTGAGTTCACAGGAACAATTACAGGAAATCAAATCGTAACTATTCCTTTAGATACACAAACTTTTTATTTTTTAAGAAATTCAACATCAGGCGCATATACAGTTCAGTTTAAATATGCTTCTGGTTCAGGGGATACATTTACTTTTTCAGCAACTGATAAAGGTGATAAAATAGTTTTTGCTGCAGGTGATGATAGTACAAACCCAAATATTAAAACTCTTGCAATTGGAACTGGTATAGCAAGTGTAGCTGCAGATACATCACCACAATTAGGTGGTGACTTAGACACTAATAGTTTTAACATAGCTTTTGATGATGCACATGGAATCAACGACGAAAATGGTAATGAACAAATTATATTTCAAACTACAAGTTCAGCAGTAAACCAATTTGATGTTACAAATGCAGCAACAGGTAATGCACCTAGCATATCTGCAACTGGTGGAGATACAAATATAGATGTTGCAATTATTCCAAAAGGATCAGGTGAAACTAAAGTAGGAACTGGTGCCGCAGCTGCAACAATTACATCAAGCGGTGCACATGATCTAACTTTAGATACAAATTCAGGAACTAACTCAGGTGTTATTACAATTACAGATGGTGCTAACGGTAATATTTCTATTACTCCAAATGGTTCAGGAAACGTTGTCCTTGATGGACTGACTTTTCCAAATGCTGACGGATCAGCAGATCAATTTTTAAAAACAGATGGATCAGGTGCTTTATCTTTTGCAGCAGCAGGAGGTGGATTACAATCTATTCAAGTATTTACTTCATCAGGAACTTACACTAAACCCTCTGGAATAAATACAATTAAGGTTATGTGCACTGGCGGCGGTGGTGGCGGTGGAAACTGTCCCAATTCTGCAATTAACCAACAAGGATCTGGTGGCGGTGGCGGTGGAACTGCTATTGAAATTTTAGATGCAAGTTCAATTACAAGTGAAACTGTAACTATTGGCTCTGGCGGAGGTGCAGAAATTGCAGGTGGTACTTCATCTTTTGGTTCTTTATTGTCAGCTTCTGGCGGCGGTGCTGGAAAAGCAGCCGGAGGTTTAACAGCTCCTGGATCTGTAGGTGGTGGATCAGGTATTGGTGGCACGTATAATTTAAGAGGTGGCGCTGGTGAGGGCGGAAATGAATTTGGCCCAGGTGAACAACGAGGTGGAACAGGAGGAGATACTTTTTTTGGCGGCGGTGGAGCAGGAGTATTAGGAAATTCTGGTCAAGCCGGTTCAAATGGAGGTGGCGGAGGTGGAGCAGTTTCTAATCAACCACCAACAATTAGAGGTGGAGGTTCCGGTGGTGATGGAATAGTTGTAGTAGAGGAGTATGCATAATGAGAGCACTTTTAGATTCTGAAAATAAAGTAATAGACGTTCAAGAAACTGATTTTCCAGTTCATTCTTCATGTACTTGGATAGACTGTGATGACACAGTTAAAATTGGTTTTGAATATGATGGTACAAATTTTATAGATGTTATATCACCAACTGCTGAACAAATTACAGAAAAGGAAGCTAGAGATGCATCTAGAGCATCAGGTAATCAAAAATTATTAGATTTAGGACTTACACAAGAAGAAGCAACAGCATTAACAGGATACAAACCACCAGAATAATAAATATAGTTATTTAGTGTGGTATAATGAAAGAAATAAAAAATTTTATATCTAATAAACAATCTGATTCTTTAATTAATTTTCATAAAAAAAATTTTAATTTAAATAATTCTTATAGTAAAAAACATAGAGGAACAGAGGTGCTTCAATTTATGAAAATGCCTAAAAATTCTTTTATTGACAATGTTTATTTTATCTTAAATAAACATATTGAAAGCATAAATAAAAACTATGAAATTAATTATTTTGAAATAGTTAAATGGCCAAAAGATGAATTTCAAGATAAACATAAAGATTTTCCATTTCATCCTTACACCAGTATATTATATTTAAATGATAATTTTAATGGTGGAGAAACAATTGTTGGTGATAAAATTATTAAACCGGAAAAGAATAAATTAATAAGCTTTGAAGGAAATAAAATAATACATAGTGTAAATACTATAACAGAAGGAGAAAGATATACAATTCCTTGTTGGTACAGAATAAAAAATGTTAAAATTACTTGGAATTAAAAATTATGAATTTAACAAATTCTTATTATTATTTTAAATCTGTTATACCAGAACGTATTTGTGATGATATTGTAAAATATGGTAATCAAATGAAAAGTGAAAAAGCTGGTATAGATCATGATAACACTGGTTCAGAATTTAATTTAAAAAAAAGAAATTCAAATATAGTTTGGACAAGTGATCAATGGATTTATAAAGAGATACAACCTTATATACACGAAGCAAATAAAAGAGCAAATTGGAATTTTCAATGGGATTATTGTGAACCTTGTCAAATTACTACTTATAAAAAAGATCAATATTATGATTGGCATTCCGACAGTTGGGCTAAACCTTATGGAAAAGATAAAAATGTTAATATTGGATTTCAAGGTAAAATTAGAAAATTATCTGTAACAGTTTCTTTATCTGATTCTAACGATTACAAAGGTGGAGAATTAGAGTTTGATTTAAGAAATAAACATCCTAGTGAAAAAAATTTTTTAAAATGTGAAGAAATACTACCTAAAGGATCTTTAGTTGTATTTCCATCATTTTTATGGCATAGAGTAAATCCAATTAAAGAAGGAGTTAGAAAGAGTTTAGTCATATGGTGTTTAGGATATGAATTCAAATAAAAATAAATTTATAATACCTTTTGCAGGTTACCCTATATTTGTTATTCAAAATGGTTTTTATGTAAACGATGATGAATTAAATTTTATTAAAAATATAGAATATCAAGATCACTTAGAAATAAATAATTTAAAACTATCTAAAAATGGAGATGTATTAGAATTACAACAATTAAAAAGATTAAAAGATTTTATTAAAGAAAGTTTAGATGATTATGTTTCTAATATATTAGAGATTGACAATAGTTTTTCTTTTTGTCAAAGTTGGTCAACTATTCAAAATGGAAAAACAAAACACCCTTCACATACACATCCTAATCATTTAATTAGTTCAGTTTATTATGTAAAAACCAAAAAAACAGAACTTATATTCAATATAGACAGATCCATATTACAGTGCGGATATTATTTTAAATATGATGTAAAAAATTATAATGTATTTAATTCACATTCCTATAAAGTAATTTTAAAACAAGGTGATATAATTTTTTTTCCAGGGCAATTACATCATGAATCTTCTACTAATGATGAAAAAGAAAGAATCGTCATGGGTTCTAGTTTTTTTATAGATGGAAAATTAGGTGATAAAAATAACTACAACAATATAGAAATAACTAACAATAAAAAAGAAAAGTATTAATATGTCTTTTAAAGAAAAAAAGTACCAAGTTGTTAAAAAAATAATTTTACCTGAAATAGCAGAATTTGTTTATAAATATTTTTCTAATAAAAAAGAAGTTTCAAAATTTTTATTTGAGCAAAAATACATCTCTCCATTTACAGAATATTTTGGTGTTTGGAATGATACACAAATTCCAAATAGCTATTGTCATTATGCAGATATTGCAATGGAAACTTTATTAAGAGAAGTAAAACCTATCATGGAAAAAGAGACAGGTTTAAAATTAAGTGAAACTTATTCTTACGCAAGAATATATAAAAAAGGAGATGTTTTAGATCGTCATAAAGATAGATATTCTTGTGAAATATCTACTACATTAAATTTAGGTGGAGATCCTTATCCAATATATTTAGACCCTACAGGTCAATACGATCAACCAGGTGTTGAAATTAATCTTAACCAAGGAGACATGTTGATATATCGTGGCTGTGATTTAGAACATTGGAGAGAAGAATTTAAAGGTAATGAATGTTGCCAAGTATTTTTACATTATAATGATGCTAGTTTAGAAACTGCTAAAGAAAATTATTTAGATAGAAGACCTTTACTTGGCGTACCTGGTTATTTTAAAAAATGAAAGAATCTTTTATAGAGAGTTTGTTTCCTATTCCTGTTTATAGAAATAATATAAATAGAAATTTTACAGAACAAGAATTACAATTTGTTAATGACCAACAAAATAATTGTGTTAGAAATGAAGGTAATATATACACACAAGATAATTATATTTTAGATAGAAAACAATTTAAAAATATAAAAATTTTTTTAGAAAATTGTTGCAAAGATTATTTAGAAAAAATTATTTGCCCTGAAAATAATATTGAACTTTATATAACTCAATCTTGGTTAAATTATACAAAAGAAAATCAATACCATCATAAACATTTACATTCTAATTCAATTATATCTGGTGTATTATATTTTAACTGTAATAATGATAGCATTAAATTTTATAATTCAAATATTAACCACACTCTTAAGCCTTTAATTAAAAATTATAATTTTTGGAATTCTGAATCATGTACTTTTCCAACAAAAACAGGAGAGTTATTTATGTTTCCTTCATCATTAAATCATGGAGTAGATGTTAAAAAAGGAGATAATATTAGAATAAGTTTATCTTTTAATACTTTTTATAAGGGTATATTGGGTTCTGACACAGCTCTAACAAAGTTGATTTTGTAATCACAAATCTTGATATAAAGTCATATTTAATATAAACCATTAAAAACAGGATTTTATATGTTACAAAAAATAGGGTTTCAACCAGGTATAAATAAACAAATTTCAGAAACTACAGCTGAAGGTCAGTGGGTAGACTGTGATAATGTTAGATTTA